CCGATGGCGATCATGCCAGTAGCTAAGACGGTGGGCAGCGAGGCGGAGAAGACGCCACCTACGCTCTGTGGTTCTTCAGCCATCGCTGTGGCGACTTCCATCCCATCCATCGTAGCGATCGAACGGATCCGGCCTTCCCTGCAGGATTACCAACGCGCGGCGATAGTAATGATTGTCCGTCTTCCCGACACGCTCGAGGTGGTCGCGAATCTTGCGCCAATTCTCGAGAGTGTCGCGATCCATTAGCTGCCTTGTCCCCGCAGTGGCTTGCGGCCGCGGCGCCGTGGGCGGGACTGTTGGCCGTACCCCTGGCGTGTGGTCTTCGGTGGTCCCGGCTGATGCTCAATGCGAGCGGTGCCGGTCTTCGACTTCACTGCCATGGCACACCAGCAGCCTGCGTCGGATGCCGCTGTTCATCGAGCTGGTGCTGCAGGGCGCCCTCGATCTCGGTCACCTTCTCAGCGCCGAAGTTGTCCTTCACCCAGCCGATCACCATCTCCTCGGTGAGATCCGCAAAAGGGATCAGCTTGTCGGGGCGCTCGAAGCCAAGACTGCCATAAGCACCACTGCTGTAGGTGCCGTCTTCGGCGCTGATGGTGTAGTGCGCCGTCATCACGAACCCATCGGCGGTTTCCCGCTCAAGGTTGGCAATGTGCCAGGTAAACACCGTGGTGGGTGCAGCGGGAGCGGAGGCAGCTTTAGGCATGGTGTTGGCTGTTTCTGTTGGAGTTTACTGGAGGTGCAACCTGTTGGGAATAGTCGGTTATCCGTTGGCGAATTTCGGCCTTGTGTTGTTCGATGCGCTCCCGGCGCTCAGGACCGAAATCCTTGGTGAGTTCCGAAAAGGAGCGCGTCATCTTGCCAAGGTGAGATGTGAGTAGGACTTATGGCTCTAGCGCGGTAACACGAGCCTTGAGGCTTTCGATCTCAGCCAACGCTTCCTGCAGCGCAGCGGTCAGCAGCGGCACCAGCTTGGATTGGTCGATGCCTTGGTAGACGGGGTTGCCGTCAGCATCCACGGCATCCTTCTGTCCGGTGATTGCTTCAGGAACAACTGCTTGAACCTCGTGAGCAATAAACCCATCAACGATGCGATCTGGTTCTGCGATGAAATTGAAACGACGAACTTCAAGTTGATTGACGCGATCAGCAGCGCCAGTCAGAGGAACAAAGTTTTCTTTTAAGCGATAATCAGAAGTTGTGTTGTATGCAACGGCTGTAGTTCCATTTTGAGTAATCGAGCCAATCGCCCCAGAGTTATAGGAAAAGTATGCGTAAGCAGTGCCCGAGCCAACACCATTAGCGTGGTTGAACCAAACATCATGACTACCCGGACGAAAGGCGACACCACTGGTTGCTGATGCGCCAGCCGCTGGATCTGTGACGCCAATACCCACACTTCCGTTATTGCTTATCCTCATCCGCTCCGTCGGGCTGCTCGCTCCATCGGCGGTAGTGGAGAACACTAACCTTGTCGGAAGGTCGCTTGCCCCTGGTGTTCCATCTACATAAGCAGAGATATTTGCACCAACGCGCATGGCACTCCCGTCTGCGCCTTCAAAGTAAACACCACCTAACTCGTCATTATTATTGACTAGTGTTTTTGAGTTAGCTGTAGTACCGCGAGATTTGCAAAGATTTATATATGCGCCATTTGAACTGGCTTGATTTGTTTTAATTGAAAAAGCAGTGTAATTTGAGGGATTTTCAATTCCAACAAGCCAGTTAGTGCCGGTGTTTGCAGTATCGAACGCAGTAGACGTGCCAACTAAGAGCCTGCCGGAGCTGTCGATGCGGGCGCGTTCGGCAGAGTTTGTAAGGAAAGCAAGTTGTTGACTCCCAATGTAAGAAAGACCTGTACCTGTAGAACCAATCGCAATAGACGGGCTAGTAGTGGACCCGTTGCCATTGCTGTCAAAAATCGCAGTACTATTAACATCAAGCTGTCTTGCAGGACTAGTAGTGCCAATCCCTACCCGCTGTGACGAGTCAATCGTCAGGGCTTGAGTACCGTTTGCATCAAAGCGCAGTTGGGTTCCATTTCTAAAAATCCTCCAAGAATCGTCGCCCCATGAAAGGGTGTAACCATCGCCAAGTCGAACATCACCATTTGCAATTTCTAGTTTTTTGCTAGGGCTAGAAGTCCCTATCCCTACTCGTTGTGAGGTATCAATAGTCAGCGCGGTGCTGCCACTGGTTTCCAAGAAGATCTGGTTAGAACGAACGCGATAATTTCTGAATCCGCTGTTGTCAGGTGTGGTTGTGAGAAGCTGTATCTCGTTGGTGACAGAATCTGGATCAACGCGATAGTTACCTTGTGTGCCTGCAACAGTTAACTTGCTTGCAGGGGAACTAGACCCCAGACCTAATTTGCCTGTCGGGTCAATAGTTAATGCTGGCGTTGTAAAAGTGGAGCCGCCTCCGGTAGTCGAAGGGATAATCTGAAATGCTCCGGTAGTTACATAGTTGCTACCAACAAACCAGTTAGTAGCTGAACTGCTCGGGATAAAATGAATACCAGCACCAGAGCCCGAAGATGCCTGAGTACCAAGGCCAACGTATCCAGTACCATGAAGATTGTACTGGGGCGCAGAAGTCCCCACCCCCAAGCGGCCACTGGAGTCCAGGCGCATCCGCTCGGTATTTGCGGTACTAACGGTAAAGTTACTTGAGCCAACAACGTTAAAATTGATTGCCGAGTTGGATTGAATAAGTGTTGTACCGTTAGTTGAAAAGTTAATTAGGCGGTTTTCAGTACCTACAAGGCCAACATAGGCAGAATTAGTCCCATTGCTAAAGCTTAAAACGGGATTAGACGCTGCTTTTACGGTAGGTGTCGCGGAACCGCTTGTAGTGCCAAAGTCAATAGTGCCGTCTGCATTGACAAACAACCGCCCCGTGCCATTAGTTGAGATGGCTACTTGGTCTGCACCAGGAGAATAAATACCAGTATTTGCATCGCCGGTGAAGGTCAGCGTGGGTGCTGCAGCAGATCCAAGGGGATAGCTAAAACGCTCAGAGCTGGTCCACGCATCGGTGGAATCAACCCAGTTGATGGTTTTATCGGTCGTACCTTTCAGCGTGATGCCGCCACCGTCTGCGGTTACATCGGTCGGAGTGGTTACATCGCCAAGGATGATATTTTTGTCTTCAATAACAAGGTTGGTGGTGTTGATATTGGTGGTCGTACCGTTAACAGTCAGGTCGCCTGCAATCGTTACCGCGCCAGCAGAATCAATCAGCAGACGCTGCGTCCCGCCGGTGGTCACCGCAACCTGATCGGCGCCGGGGGAATAGATGCCGGTATTGGGGTCACCGTCGAACGCGATGCCGGGCGCCGTGTTGGAGCCGAGGCTGGCGTTCTTCATCACGTTGGCGATACTGACCTTTTTGGTCACGTCGCTAGTAACGTCAACGATTGGCAGCACATCCGTATTGACCGGATCTGTGTAAGCCGTCAGGTCAGTGATCTTGGTGGTGGCCATCGTTGATGCTCCGGTAGGTTGAGTTTAGGCGCGGCTCAAGTCTTAATACAAGCCAGCAGCGCGATGTTTCTGGGTCGTGCCTCGGTGTCACCGCTGCTGTTGATGGTGATACCGGTTACGGCTGATGCTGTAGTGCCGCCACTGTTGGCGTAGTCATCCGGCGGGGAGTCGTTGAGGCAGCCCTTCAACACGCCGCCGTCATAGCTGTGAACGTGACCCGGATCGGTAATGCCGTGCGTGTGAGCCAAGTTGGCGCTGGCTTGCGCGGAGCCGAACGTTCGACCCGTGTCAATGCCGCGTCCGTCGTCCCAGCCACGGGCAAACTCACCACGCAGATCTGGCACGTTGAAGGTGGTGGAGCCATCACCTGCGCCAAATGTGGTGCCAATGGCGCTAAACAATGTGGCGTAAGTTGTGCGGCTGATTGCTGCACCGTTGGCCTTCAAGTAACCGGTTGGTGCAGTGTTGCGTGCGCTCCAGATGATGGTGCCAGCAGGAGTCATGTCCTGTGGCGTGATGGATGCAACCTGCGTATCGACATAGCCCTTGTTGGCGGCCATGTTTGTCGTGCTGGGGTTGCCCACCAGCGTCAGGTTGCCGGTCATCGTCCCACCAGCTTTGGCTAGGTAGGTGCTGGCTGCAGTGGTGATCTGTAGGTAACGGGCGTCCGCAAAGGTTTGGTCAATGCCGTCAGGGTCAACGCGCACCCAGTTGGTGCCGTCCCACATCTTCAGTTCGTCTGGCGTCTGCGCTGTGTCTTGCCACAACTGACCCAGTGCCGGACTGCTAGGTGCCGTGCCTGATGGGCTGGTGATGATCGACGCGCCGGGCTGGAACGAGACGATGGTGAACGTGGCGCCATTCCAAACCTTGAGCAACGGCGGGTTGCTGCTGGTATCGACCCAAAGTTGACCGTTGGCAGGGGTGGAAGGCTGCGTCGGTCCAACGCTTGTACCAAGCAAACCCAGTGCCAGTGCAAGGTTGTTGGCCGTGATGCGCCGAGTCTGGGAGCCACTGACGCTGGAAAATGGCAGGAGATCCGCGCTGGCAATCGCTGTTGCGGCGGGTAACTGGGAGATCCGTAAGCCAGCCATCTCAGTACCCCACCACAGTGATGTCGATCAGTCCAGCCACTGCTGTACCAGAGCTATTGACGCACTTCACTGTAACGCTGCTGGTGGTCTTAGACAGAACAATGGCGTTGATGGCGCCGGTTCCGGTGTCCTGCAGCGTGACCTGAACGGACTTGACGGCGCGGAATGGTTTGGTCAGCGGGATGGCAGTTCCAGCTCCGCTGCTGCTGATGGCCACATCATTCTGAGATTCGATCACATCGGGGTAATCCAGCTCAAAACAGATGTCGCTGATGGCACCAGGGGATACGCCGTCTTTGCTGCGAATCAGTGTCTGAACTTGGTACACATCTTCGATCAAACGCTCATACGGCGCGTAGGGGTGCAAAACGCCAGACGATTCACCGGAAAGAACACCTGCGGAATAAATGCGCTGTTCGCCAAAGATTTGATCATTGTTTTCTTGCAAAATGTCATCGCCGTTTTCTTGAAACAGAACGGTGTCCGCGCCAGCCAATGCGCCAATGCTGTGCTGGTACGTTGCCGTGGCGGTGGTGGTAATCAGGATGGCGCTTTCAAGGAAGTTGTTATCAAAGTTCCAGGTGTAGTAGGCGTCTTCCAGCGGGTTGATCTGTTGCAGTACGTCGTTGCCGGTGTCGCCAGTGATGTAGGTGCCGTTTTGCGTGGTCAGGAAAATACCGTCTTGAGTAATCAGGTAATAGTTATCGCTGATAGCAGCATTGATGTAGGTTCCCGGCCAAGTCGTGTTATCGATGCATTCGTCGTAAACGGCGTTGCTGATCGGCGGAGCGCCAACGTTGAGCAAAATGGTGGCCGGAGTGTCGCTGCGCCATTGGGTGGCGTCCACCGATTTGACCATCACGGTCCATTCGTCGGTGTCGAACAGGCTGGTCTCAAACCACTGCTGTGCGGCGGTCACACCACCGGAATACAACTCAATCCCCTGTTCCCATGTAGTTGCGGGATTGCTGTCGATCAGGCCGCCTTGCTTGTAGCGGACTTCATACGACACCACATCGGACACCACGCCTTGGTCCCAGCTTCCGTACAGGCTGCGGGGTAGTTGCCAGCTAAAGCGTTTCTGGCCGCTGTTGGTGTTTTCAACGACGGTGAACAGATTGGGCGTTGGCGGTACGATCTCCTCGCGCTCCACCGTGTCGTACAGATAATCCGTCGGGTTTTCACCGAAAATGGCGCTGGTGAAGGCAACGCGAATCTCCCAGTCGCCGGGGGCGTGGAACGCGATTGTGTAGTAGCCGGTGAGCGGAATGTCGCTGAGGAAGTACCAGCCATCGGCGGCGGGTTCCTTGACGCCCGGAATGACAGTTGGAACGTTGGTCGGAAATGCCCAGCAGCGGTAGCCGGTGACGCGCTCGGGAATTGGGCAAGTGCCAGCGTCAACGATCAGGAGCTGCGTGCCATCGGGCTGGTTCTGGTGGCGGATGACGCCGTTGAAGGCCGGATCGGAGAGGTCTGGGATTGCGGGATAGCCCACCACACCAGCAGTGGCAAAGTCGGATTGCTTGCCGAGGCGGTCAATCGTGGCAACGCGAAACTCGTAGGTGTCACCGAAGACGTGGTTATCAATCGGCTGCCAAATGTTGGTGGATGACACCTGCGTAATGTCTGACCATTCGGTGTCACCGATCTGGCGCCACTGATAGCGGTAGCCGCGCACCAGCAGGTCGTTGGCGTCGTTGGTTTGGGGCGGTGTCCAGTAGGCGCTGATCTGGTTCTGGCCGTTGCGATAAACCAGCTCGGCGTAGACACCAGTAGGCGGTTTGGCGCCAGACAGCGTGAAACGATCTTTGGGTACTGCAACGGGCAGGTTGTTATCGACGTAGCCGTATTTGCTGGCGTTGTACTGGACGGCTTCAACTTGGAAGACCAGCGGATCAACTTCGCTGATGGCGATGATTTTGTAGAGCGCGGCCTCAAGGCTCTGCCACTCCAGCACCCACAACGCGCCAACCTGAGTGTCAACAATGCCGTTGCAGCGGATGACTGTGAAGGCGTCATTGTCTTGGACGACATAACCGATCAGTTTGTCGCCGCTTTGGGTGGTCAGAAGGTCAAGGTTCTGGGCGCCGATGTTGTTGAGTTGGCTGGCACCAGCAAGGTTGGAATAATCAACAACGTTGAGAACCTGCAGCTTCGGCTGGGTGGTGATCGTGCCGTCGGGGTTGGTGGTCTTTTGCCCATCGGGGATAACCAGCGTCAGCGTGTAGGTATTGGCTGGGTTGAGGTTGAGAACAGCGTCAAGCGTGATGCGGTTGTTTTCGGCGTCGATTGCACGAACGCGACCGCCAAGGCGTTGACCTTGTTTCAGCGGGTCGGCAATCTGGATGACTTCACCGACGCTGGCGGCCAGACCTTCGGCGCCAATGCGGAAGCTGACTTTTTCGGTCTCGTAGCGGTTGCTGAATAGCGTGTGCTTCGCTGCCCGCAGTGCTTGGCCGCGTGAAGTGACGCCTAGCAGGCGAAGGTCAATGGGGTTGTAGCCAAAACGCTCCAGCAGGGTGTCATCCTGCAGGTATTCGGTGACGCTGGAATAGGACTGATTCGGATCGTCCCAGTTGGCCAGAACAACGGATTTACGCGCAGTTTTGGCGGTGCCGTTGTAGGTGAAGCAGGGCGATGTAACAACGCCGTTGTCGTCAACCTCTTGGATGACGTTGGCTTCGCTGAACTGTTGAACGGGGATCTGGGCGCGATCCTGCGTTAGGTAGAGCTTGCCTTGGCTGTAGTAGACCAAGCCACGGAAACAGGACGCCAGTGCGTTGAGAACTTCGTAGACGCTGCCGGGGTTCTGAAGGTAGACGTTGCAGGTGAAGCGTGGTTCGTATCCGCCTTCGCCGTTAGGAACTTGTTCGTCGCAGTATTGGCTGACGGTGTACAGATACCAAGGGTCGATTGCGATGGTCGGCATGTACCGAGCGCACCCGAAACGGGGGTTCAGCACAATGTCGCGGAAGATCCAAGCGGGGTTGTCAGTCCAAGCGGTGGTGAAGGTGCCGTCCCAGATGCCGCTGTAGGTGCGGGCTACAGGGTCGTAGTTGGTAGGTATTTGTACCCGCTTACCACGGACGCGGACGGACAGATCGGGGATGCTGTTGAACTGGCGGGCGTCAACTTTCAGCGCCACCAGTGCGGTGTTGGGGTAGGCAAACTTCTCGTCGATGATCTCGGCAAAGCTCTGCCACGCGATCCCGTTCTGCAGATAGGCACTGCTGCTATCGGGCGTGATTCGGGTGACGCGGACGCTCCACGGTCCGGTGCCGCTCAAGTCAAACTCGTAGGCACGCTGAAACTGGCTGCTGGATTTACCGCTGACTTCTGGTTCGGTGATGGTGGTGTACGGTCCACCGTTGGCTGAAACCGCGATCCGGTATTTGACGCTGGTGGCGCGAATGTCGCCGTTATCGACGTTGGTGGATTGCAGCGCCGTGTGCGTGATGATGACGCGGCAACGCTCAGTATCAAGATCGGTAATCGTGCGGGTGATCGGACCCGAGGCAACCGTTACTGTCGTGTTGACGCCGACGGTGTTTTCAACAGTGCTGAACCCCAGCATCGGGGTTTGTGTTTCGTCTGTGCCAGTGCGGCTGTCGATTGTGTATCCCGAAAAATTCTTGCTGCCGTCTGGGTTTTGGATTGGCGTGGAGTCAAGAAAAATATCCTCTTCCGCGCTATTCGGGAAACCTTCAATTTCACCCTCGCTGACTGCATAAACAGTCTTGGCAAAGGCAACCGAAAACAGATTGTTGGCTTCCTCAACAGGCTGCCGCGTGGGTGCAACAATCGTTTGCTGGACGACTGTGGGTTGAGGTGAAGACGCGCCACCGCCAGCACCACTGATTTCAGGCAGCTTGTTGAGGTCTTCCATCAGAGGTAGTTCTGCAGCTCAAGGCCGAACGACAGCACCGGCAAACTTCCGATGATGCGCTCACCGTAAAGGACAGGAACAACCTCGCCTTGCTTGGTATTGGCGTTGGATTTATCGAACGTAAAAGACTTCAGTTGGTCTGATTCGCTGCGACCTGTTGTTGCACCTCCGCCCATGGAGGTGACTGTCGGCATCGTTGGAGTTGGCGTCAAAAGCTGGGCTACACCACCAAACAACAGCAAGCCACCGAACAAACCGATCTTGGTCATGGTGGCACCACCAATGGCCGCGCCGACACCAGGCAGCAATAGCGAGAACGCGATCAAGGCGACGCCAGCGATGATTGCGCCAACTCCACCGCCACCGCCGCCCCGACCCGTGGGTATAGGAGCCAGCACTAGCCGTTTGCTCATCGGCCACATCAACTGCTCCTCGGTCAGACCTTCGGCGTGATCAGTCACCACACGCCAAGCGATGCCGTTTTCTCCGCTGTCAACCATGTATTGACGAAGCTCTGGAATTTGTACACACAATGCCCGTACAGCCTCGGCAGGAGTCTTGACCGCAAGCTGGAAGCGGCGTCCAAACCGGCGCCCAGCCTCACCCAGCAACCTGATCGTGACCATCAACCGAGCCTCCGCACCACCATGTAGGTATTCTCGCGGAAGTATCCGCTATATGCCGTTAATCCAGACAACCTGCCAACAAGGTGCTGATACAACAGGTTGGCGCTGGGATCCTCCACCACAGCGACGTGGTTGCAGCAATTCTGATTTCTGATGCGGAACAGGATCACATCGCCGCGCTCCAGTGGCACCGTGACCGGCAGGCGCACAAAGCCTTCAGCAGCAAAGTTCTCCTCAAAGTGCGTGAACCCACGGGTTGACCATTCGCCTTCGTACAGCCGTTCGTAATCGCCCATTGCCACGCCCATCTGCTGCCAGTACCAATCCCGCACGGCGGAGTAGCAGTCGTAGACGCCATAGTTCCAAGGGCGCTCCAGTAGACCAGCAGACTGTTGGGGGTCAAGCCAGAACGCTTCGCTGCCGCCGCAATTCCACACTGCATACGGCAGGTTGAGTTGTTTGCAGGCTTTACGATCAGCCTCGCTGAACCCGTTGTAATTGATGTGGCTGTGCCAGCAGGCAGTCGCGTCGTCGTAATACAGAGCCGTATCTTTGGCGCTGATGGTGAACGTATCCGGCTCACTGCTGGTGTTGGCGCACTCCACCACAGAGCCGTCTTGCAGGATGAAGCCGCAGGTTTCGCGTGGGTGGGCGGCCTCGGCGTACTGGCGCATGGCAAGCCGTTGGGCAGCAGTTAGCGGATTTGACCAAGTAGTCAGTTCCATCAGCCTTGCGAATCCACCAAGCCGGGAAAACCACCAAACGGTAGGCGGCTACCAGAGCCGAAACGTAATTTGCAACTCTCCAGTCGCTTCCCGCACGCATCCTGCGCCAAGGTGCCGACCACGTTGTCATTGGCGTCCCAGTAGCTTGCGCCGTTGTAGTGGCAGCCGATGTTGTCGCGGTAGATCCACTGGCACTGCTCGCGCAGCAGGCGGCGACCGGGGAGGCTGCGGCCTTCAAGGTCAAACGGAACAGAAAGCTGGAAGGCAACAGCCAGCTTATCCTCGCTTGCCTTCTGCTCAATCACCCATTCATCCGGTCCCCAGTAGGCGTCAGGATCAGCGCCAGGTTGCCCGTCGAGGTAGGTGGTGAGCGTGCGGATTCGCTGCACCGTGGCGCCTACCAAATCGTCATAGGTATTGGTCAGGCCAGTGATGGCGAGGCCGACGTTGGCAAATTTGATGCTTGGCCTTTCAAGTTGCCCATTGGTGCTTAGCTCGAAACCAGTGGTCTGCATCGGCAACGCTGTGTAGGTGTTGCCGTCATAAACGACATCGGCGCCATTGACCTGAGACCAGTTGCAGAATCGGTAGATCGCCTGTTCAGTCGACCCTGCTGGCAGCAATACGCTGATATCGACAGTGAACAAGTCGACAACCTCAGCAAGCTGCGTCTTAAAGGTTTGAGCGTTAGGAGGCGTCTGCGTCATACATAAACCTGCCGCATGGCGAAGTTGAGAACATAATAACTACAGCTAATAAAAGAAAACTCCCAACCGTTTTCGATGATGTAGTCGCGTGCTGCCAACGTTAGCGATACATTCACGTCGACCAGATTTGAGATCGTGACCGAAGTCAGCCGACCCGTTGCAAGGTTGGCGGTGTAATTGGTCGGGCGTGTGTAACCAGTCAGGGTGACGGCCGACAGATTGGTGTAGCCGAGGTCCAAGATGCCGCCCTCAAACTGGCCGACGAATGCCTTGGTCGCATTGGGTGGCGTCCATGTGAACGATTGCCCTTTCTTCCGGTATAAATAAGATTCGATGCCGTATGCCTGCTCCTGCGTCAACGGACCAGTGCTGCAGTTCCAAGTCTCTTGTTGAGCGTTTAGGCCGTCAGTCAGGATCTGGGAGTAGCCGTCACCAAACTGCATCCGCTGCGTGCGGACCGTTCGACGAACGGTGGTCTGCAAGGCCACCGGCATATCGTTGAGCGTAATGAACGCAGTCATCGCAGCATCCCTCCACTACGTTTCTCATTGGCCAGCGTGACCAAGACCAAATTCTGCACCTGAGTGGCGACTTGCTTTTGTGCAAGGGGACTCAGGTTTTCACCCGTATTTTGCACGGTGATATTGATCTCGCCAACCTTGACACCACCACCTGCAGCCTGCACACCGAGGCGGCCATCACGGCCGCGGCGCAACGGCATGATCGCCTCAGGTCCGGCTTCACCGGCCAAGCCAAATCGGCCACTGCCACCATCGGCGAAAGTGAACATGGTGGCCTTATTTACAATGCCGCCCTTGGCAAAACCAGTAACGCCCGTGCCAAATCCAACAGATGTATCCAGTTTGGGGATGCCAAACAGCCCTTTGGTTGGATTGATCAACGATTGGACGTATTGAAGCAAAGGCGCAATCACCAGCAAGCGGGTAATCATGCGAACAATTTCATCGACAATGGATCGCGCAAATTCTTGGAAGCTGAACGTGCCCGTTGTAGTCATGCTGACGATCGCATCCTCTAACCCCTTGAAGCCGTTCTGAGCCAAATTGCTTAGGTTAGTACCTAGCGTTCCCATGCTTTCAATGTAGGAATCAATGCCTGCACTAAAATCTTGCATCACCGACGTTGTTTTCTCTACAGATACATAGAACAATTCTCCGCTCATGGCAGCCTCAAAGCCGGCGCCCTTCAGTTCCTTAAATTTCTCGATGAGCGCATTGGTTTGTTGGACTTGCAGCTTCTGAATATCAACCGATCTAGTGCGTTGAATGTTGGCTTCTTGTTCGGTGGGCAACTGCTGGCGCAATTCCTTATCGGCTGCGGCAATAACGGCTCTGCGCTTCTCGGCATATTCAAGTTGGATCTTGCGCATGGGATCCATTTCCTTTTCAATCTGCAGTTCAGCGCGTGATTGCTGCAGTGCATTGCGGGAATCAATCAGTGCTTCACGCCGACGCTTGGCTTCATCGTCTGCCTTCTTCTTCCCACCGTCGCCAGTGCGCAAGCCACTCAGGTCCGGGGTTGTGCCGGGTGGAGGTGTCGGAATGTTTGGCATGGTGAGCGCGCCCGAGATGCCGGTGCCGATCTTCTTCATCAGATCATCGATCAGCGTGCCGAGACTGACAGCCAACCCCAGACCGATAGCGCCGCCGCCAATCACACCAAGCGCTTTCGCCTGCGCAGGTCCAGGAGTCTGCAGGCCAGTGATCAAACTAAGCACCGCGGCGCGTGCTGTTTGCACTGCAAGTGTTGCCCGCTCGATGCTAAGCATTCCAAGCATCACC